GCGTAGACGCTCATGCCGTCGGTGGCCTCGCGCGCGGCCTGCCGCCAGGCCTGCATCGTCTCGCGCACCTTCTCCTGCTGCGCGTCGCCGCGGTCGTTGAAGTCCTCGAGCACCTGGTCCAGCGCCTCGCGCGTGCCGGCGTTCAGCGACTCCTGGAACTGTCGGGCCGCGTTTCTGGCTTCCTGCGCAGCCTTGCGGGCAGCGTCGCGAGCCGCGTCCTGCCCACTGCTGCGAGCTCCGGGCCGCGTGCTCGTTGCCTCCACCGTGATCGATGGCAGGTCGCCGACGATCGCGCCCGAGCGCATCCCGTCCATCATCCGCGTGATCGCATCGCGCTGGGCCTGCAGGCGGGCGATGCCCTCGCGTACCTCGCCCGGCGTGACGATCTGTGTCCCGAAGTCGCCGTACCCCAGCGACAGGAAGCCCGTGCCCTTCATCCGGCCCAGGAAGTCGAGCTGGGTATTCAGCTTCTCGAGCTCGGTGGCGCCGCCCGCGAGCGTCCGCAACCCTGCGGCGAGCTCGCGCAGCGCTGGCGCAGCGGTCGAGAGCACCCTGGCGCCGAAGCCCTTCGCGGCGTCGGCCGTCCGGTCGAAGGCATCGCCCAGCTCCGCGAGCCGCGTCAATTCCTCGTCCGTCAGGTACCTGCTGAAGCCGCCGAGCGCCTCGCGCATCTGTGCGAACGAGTCGGTGGCGTCGCGCGCCTGCTGCGCCGCCTCGGCCAGCTGCGTGGTGAAGCGGCCGACTCCGGCGATGCTCGCGGCGCCGAAGCCGATGCGGGCTAGCCGGTTGAAACCCTCCACCCGGCCCTGCAGGTCGGAGAACCCTTTCTTGATGCTCGCCAGCGCCGCCTTCGTGCGGTCGTCGGCGGTGATGACGTAGCGGGCGGTGGCGTCGGCGTTCACAGCACGGCCCGCCAGACGCTCAAGGCGGCCCAGACGACCGAGCCGAGCACGAGCGCGGCCACCGCGAAGACCAGCACCATTCCGAACCAGTAGCCGACGCGCTCGAGGGGATTCATGCTGCCTCCGAGTTCTGCCCGTTCACCTTCGGCGCCGAGAGTGTCAGCCGCGCGCTCGAGGTGGAGTCGCGCGACTGAACGGCCGGTGTTGTCTCGCCCGCCGTGGACACCGCCGGCTGGTCCACGCCCGTGCAGCAGGTCGTGCGGGCCGCGAGCGGCGGGGACGATGACCCGCCGCCGCCCTCAGGGTCACGTCAGAGCGATGCGGACGATGCCGCGCCAGTCCACGAACGTGGCGCCGACGTCGTGACGCGCCTTCATCTCGAGGGCGTCGCTCTTGAAGTCGATCTCGTCGTCGATGACAGGGCCCTCGGCGCCGTCGAGCAGCGCCATCTCGACCGTGTCGATCTGAGGCTGGCCACTGGCCACGTAGGCGAAGCCGGCCGGCAGCCGAGGCTCGACGACGAGCGTGAGACTCGACACCCACTGCGGCACGGGGGCTGCCTGCGTGCCGGTCGTGCGTGCGCCGGTGAGCGTCGTGTCGGTGACCCGCGTCGCCTGAGCCAGCAGCACTTCCGCCGTGAACTCGGCCTCGGCCGGCACGATCAGGTACCGCGGCTGCAGGTTCAGGAGGCCGACACCCTCGACGCCGGTCTGCCTGCGCAGCAGCTGGCGCGCCGACGCCAGCGTGGTGGCGTTCAGGCCGGTCCCGGTCGCGATGTTGGAGTGCGTGCTGTGGAACAGCGGCTGGCCGTCCGCCATCGTCTTGCCCGCGTTGGCGTTCGCCGTGAGCAGCGCGTAGACCAGGTCCGCCTCGCGCCGACGCGCGCTCTGCCCGAACATCCGCGGGATCAGCGTGAAGCCCTGCAGGTCGTCATTCACCAGCGCCTGCCGGGTGATGCGCATCATGCGTCCGTAGGTGTCGATGACGAACCTCTCCACCTGCTCGCCGAACGAGGCGTACTGGTAGTTCGCGCCCTCGGGCGTCAGCAGCAGGTCAGGGCCGGCCCCCAGCCCGATGCGGCTCTGCTCCCTGAAGTTCGGTGCCGACGAGACGCGCACCCACTGCCGATGCGACGCGGGCTCGGCCTCGTAGGCGATCGCGAGCGCCTTGCCCGCCGTGTTGCGGAGCAGCTCGGGGTAGTCGCTGGTCGTCAGCGCCGCCGAGATGCGTTGCGCCGGGCTGCCGTGGCTGCGCTGTCCGCGCTGCGACAGGACCATGCTCGCGATATCGGCAAGGCTCGTCGCCCTGAGATCCCGCGCGGCCGGGTGCGGCTTGTCGACGACGATGCCGGCCCGCTGCAGCAGCGCGTCGGTCGCAGCCGCGGCGAAGTCGCCGACGTCACGCACCGCACGCTGCGAACCCGCGATGGACTCGAACGGCAGGCCGTTGCCGGCGATCGGGAAGACGTCCCGGTTCGCCTCGGCGAGCTGCGCCAGCAGCTTCTTGCTCGCCTGCGCGGGCGTGCAGCGCGGATCGTCGAGGCAGGCGTCGAGCACATCGCGGTACTTCTGCGCGAAGTCACCTGCGAACACGTCGCGGACCTGCCGACGCCGCTCCACCTCGAGCGCGAGTACGTCGGTGCCGGCAGCGGCCGGCTGGGAGTTGTTCGGATCCATCGTGAGTTCCCTTGCCAGTTGGAGGATCGCTGCGGGCTGAAGACGCCGCGATGTGGAAGCGAGCTGCGCCCGCCAGGAGTCGAACGTTGCTCGGTGGTCGCGGTGCACGCCGGCCGCGGCGCGGGCGTCCGGCTCCGATGCGGCGGCGTCCGCGAAGCGCTTCTCGACGGCGGTCGCGCCGTCCAGCCAGGTCTCCGCGTCCATCATCGAGCGGATCTCGTCGGGGGGAAGGCCGGTGCGGCCGGCGTAGATCTCGAGCAGCGAGTCGCGCACCTTGTCGAGAAGGTCGGCGGTCTCGCGCATCGTCTCCGCGTCGCCCATCGCCAGCGTCCACGGGTTGTGCACCATCATGAGCGCGCCTTCGCCCATGCGGATGGTGTCGCCGGCCATCGCGATCACGGACGCGATCGAGGCCGCGAGGCCTTCGACGATCACCTCGACGCGCGCGCCGTGGCTGACGAGCTGGTTGTAGATCGCGATCCCGTCGAACACCGCGCCGCCCGGGCTGTTCATCCGGACGGTGAGCCGCGTGGCGGCGCGGTGCTTCGAGAGCTCGTCGGCGAAGCGCCTCGAGGTGAGTCCGTCACCGGCCCAGGTCTCGCCAATCGGACCGTCGATCCGAATCTCTGCCGCGTCGGGGGCGCGCGCGTGGAATGTGATGCTCATGCCGTCAGAATGGCCGCGACGCGCGGTCGGCTCTAGTGACAGCAGACGCGTTCGTGTCACCGGTCCGGATGATGCGGTGAACCTGCCGCCAGCTCGCGGGGTAGACGCGATCGATCAGGAACGCCTGCGCCACGTAGTCCGCGGCGGCGCCGGGCGGGCCGGCTGCCGCTTCTGCGAGTCTGGGGTTGGCGCGCATGGCCAGCAGCAGGCCGTGGATCGTTCGGGCTTTGCGCCAGTCGCTGCCCTCCAACAGGGACGCGGATGCGCGCAAGGCCTCGTCGCGCCGTCGCAGCCGCTCCGCGCGGTCCACCGAGCGCCCGACGTGCAACAGCAGCCACCGCCCCAGGTCGGGCGGCAGCCGCCCCGACACGAGCGCCACGCGCAGCCGAGCGATCGCGGTCCACTCGTCCACGGCTCAGTGCTTCGCGCCGGCTTCGCCTGGACCAGTCACAGCATCGAGCCAGACCTCCAGCGCGTGGCCGCCGTCCGCCACTTCGATGCCGCGTGCGGAGAGCGCGCCGATGAACTCAGGGGCGCCGATCGGCGACCACAGCGTCCACATCGCGGCGTCCCGGTGCCAGACGCCCCCGACGCGGTTGCGGCGGCAGTAGGCGACGAGAAGGTCGCCACTCGGGCCACGCGCCAGGATCAGGTTCTCGGGCCGCTCGAGCGTGTCGGCGTGCAGGCCGAGGGGGGGGTGGACGCGCATTTTTGCGGTCATTCGTTCACCTGTGGTGGAGGGCTAGAGGCCGTGAAAACTGTCGAAAACCGGGGTCCGAATTACCCGCGGACGAGTAGGCCCTTCCAAGGACCCATGATCGCTGCGCGGCATCAGCTGAGCGCCTCGCGGCGGTCCTGGTAGCGCGCCTCGACGGCGATCGGAAGATCCGCGCGCGCCTGCCGGAACTCCGCCCGCACGCCGCGCCACGTGGTCTCCAGCTGCTCCAGCGCGTCCGCGCTACCGAGCGCCTCCAGCGCCCGGGCCTCGAGCTCTGACGTGTCGTCCGGCTGTACGGCCGGACGTTCGGGCGCCCGCAGCTCCGCCCGATAGTCGGTGCCCTCGCCGTCGTCGATCTCGGCGATCGCCGCCTGCGCGCGCGCCAGGGTGCCCACCTCCGAGGCCGGCAGGCGTTTCAGCAGGCGACGAATCGCGGATTTCATCGCCATGCGGTCCGGCCAGCTGCCCCACGGCCCGCGGTCGCCCGCCGGCGAGGAGTCCCGGATCCGCGCCAGGTCCGCGGTGCTCAGCACCTCGCGCACCTGCCCGCCCGCCTTCAGGGTCGCCACCGCGTACGCCGCGACCACGGGCCCGCGATCCGCTGCGAAACTCGGCACATGCACGATGCGGGGGTGGCTGCCGAGCTCCACCCGGAACTCGTCGCGCTCGTGCACCGCGTGTGCTTCGACGCTGGCGACGTGCCCGGACTCGAGCGCCAGGTACACCATGCCGCGGTACGTCGGATCCCACACCGCGACGTGCGAGCCGTCGCGCATCTTGCGCACGGTGAGCGTGCTCATGCGCCCGTCGATCGGCAGTCCGCTCGCAGCGGCGGCGCCGACGCCTCGCAGCACGCTGGCCGTCGTGCACTTCGCAAGGTCGGGGTTGTCGATCACCGCCCGCACCGCCAGGGCGACGAAGCGACGGCGCTGCGCCGGCTCCGGCAGGTAGGCGGCGAGCTTCCCTTCGTTCGTTTCGATCGCTTCGACGAGCTGCGCGCGAGGCGAGGCCTGCGCGGGAGCTCGGGACGTGGTCGCGGTCATGGTGTCGGCCCTCCTCGGGCGTCGGTGGCTGGGTGGTAGAACGCTTCGACAACCTCGCCCAGCGGCACGCGCAGCGCCTGGGCGACGTCGCGGGGCTTCAGCCCGCGCCGGCGCAGCTCGTGCACGGCGGGCCGGCGCTCCGCGGGGGTGCGCGGTCGGTGGGTGTCGCGTGGATCGATCACTGGCTGCGCCTCAGCCGGTCGACGACCGTTGCGACCGCGGCTCCCGCGTCGATCGTCACGCCGTTGCGGCCGGCCATGCCTGCGCGCTGCACGGTGCGTTCGTTCGCGCGGATCGCCTCCTCGCGTGCCGCGCGGATCTCGTCCTCGGTCGGCGGGTCGGTCGCGCGGAGGAACCGCTCCATCGCGTCGTCTGCCGCCTGCTGCTTCAGCGACCGAACCGGCTTCGGCAGGTCCCATGCCTCGGCGAATCCGCGATTCGCACCGAAGAACGTTCCCGCCTGCTGCACAACCTCCGTGCCGACCTTCCCGGTCGCCTGGCAGAACTCCGCGTAGCGGCGTGCGCCTTCGACGAGCTCGCGCCACGTGGAGCCTTCCGCGAGGCGCGCGTGGCAGCCTCGCAGCGCGTCCGCCCAGCGCTGCCCGCCGGCGCGCCTCGGGTAGAGCCTCCGAATCTCGAGGAACTCGACCGGCTCCTCGCGCACTCGCCGCGCTGGCGCGGCGCTCTTGGGTTCTTGTGTCCTCTCCTCTCCTGTCCTGTCCTGTCCTGTCCTGTGGGGGGACGTCACGTGACGTCCCGTGACTGCTCGTGACTCGCGCTGCCGCTCGCGCTGCCGGCGCTTCCGATCAACGCCCGTCGCGGCGTCACGCACCGCCTGCGTGATCTCCCAGTCCGCCAGCCGCCCGTCTCGCACGAATCCTCGTTCGGACAGGGCCTCGACGATCGCGGCAGTGCGGCCGTCAGGGAGCCCCAGCAGCACGTCGCAGACGTCGTGCTCGAAGGCCTCGACGGAACCGCGGTCGGGCGCCGCGCTCGCGTGCTCGAGGAGGCACGCGCGGACTGCCAGCACGTCGGCGACGGTGGACTGCGCGCGGCGTGCGACGAGCTGGTTGCGCGGGTCCGTGACCGTCCCGTGATGCCAGGCGGCCCAGTGCGCGCGAAACCGGCGGAGGCCCGACGGGTCGGCCATCTCAGCGCCTCGCCACGACGAAGTCTTCGAGGACCGGCCACTGCGATGCCCAGCGGCGCGCGATGGCCGCGCTCGCGAATCGCTTCGCGAGGATCGCGTGTCGCGTGAAGGTCGGCCGCCCGTCGGCGCCCATCCGCTCGAGGTACTGCTCGCGGATGCTCCGCGAGCCGCGCACGCCGCTGTTGGGCGGTGGCGCGATCAGCACGAAGGCCGGCACGGGTCAGGCCTCCGCAGTCGTCGTGCGCTGCTCGGCGACGTAGGTCCTGTAGGCCTCCGTCAGTTCAGCGACGTCGATGATCCTGTCGCGCTTCCCGGTCTTGATCGCGGTGACGCGGCCGGGCTTAAGGTAGAGCCGGTAGAACTGCGCCCGGCTGATGCCGACCATCTTCGCCGCGGTAGCGATGTCGACGGCCAGCGCAGTAGCGTGCTCGCTCTGCATGAGACGTCCTCACAGTCTTGGGACGTCTCTCTAGATACTTACGCAGTTCGGGCGCAGCAACTGCCGCGCAACGACGCGGCGCATTGGCTGCCATGGATCGGATTGGGCGCAATGGCTACGGGCGCGCATCGCGCACTTCTATTCGCGAATCGCGCTACCTTCTACAGGAAGGTGAGCTTCGCGAGCCGCTCGCGCGCGGTCGCATTCGCGAGGTGCCCGTAGTTCCGATCGATCATCGCCAGCGACGTGCCGACCAGCCGCGCCACCTCGAGCGGCGACATCCCGCCCAGCAGCGCCGCGGTGATCCACGAATGCCGCAGCGTGTACAGGCAGACGCCCGCCGGCAGTGGCTTCGCGTCGGTCCCCTTGCCCACCCGCGCGGCCGCGGCGGCCTCGCGCACGAGCTCGTCCCAGTCGGAGTGCGCCCAAGGCTGGCCGTCGGCTCGGGTGAGGAGGTACGCGGTCGGAAGCTTCGACTTCGCCAGGCGGGCGAACAGCGTCACCGCGGCAGGCGCCAGCGGCACGACGCGCGATCCGGTCTTGCCGCTGAACGTGATGGATTGCGTGCGCTCGTCGAACGCGGAGCGGCGCGCGCTCACGAGCTCGCCGGCGCGGGCGCCCGTGAGGGCCGCGGCCTCGATCAGGTCGCGCACGGCGCCCGTGGCGGCGTCCAGGAGGGCCTTCCGCTGCTCAAGGTCGAGGTATAGCTCACGGCGGCGGTGCGCGCCCGCGAAGGGCTTCACGCTGCGCCATTCGAGCGCGGAGTCGGCGGTGACGTGGCGATCGCGGACCGCCAGGTTCAACGCCGCGCGCAGAGTCGTGAGCGTTCGGTTCGCGGACGCCTTCGACAGGCCGGCCTCGAGGAGCCCGTCACGCCAGGCGACGATCGCCCGCCGGCGGACCTTCGCAAGCGCCGTGCACCCGAGCGGGTGCGGCCGGTACCGGTCGCCCGCCTTGCCCCCGCCGCCGTAGATCGTCCGCTCGAACCGCCGGTGCGCGTCGTTCGCGGCGGCCTCGCCCTTCTGCTTCCGGCGATCGGTCACGTAGGCACGGCACGCGTCCGCGACCGTCTCGGCGGACGGCCGGATCCCCTGGTCGCGCTCTCCGAACCATGCGATCGCGGCGGCGACGGCCTGGTCGAAGCCGAAGGCCTCGGAGAGCTCGCCGAGCGCCCGGTAGGCCCTGACGCCATCCTCACCGCGGTACCGAGCGACCCAGGTCCCTGAGCCGTCCTCGAGCTTCCGAAACCCGATGTGGCGGTCGCGGGCGTGCTTGTGCCAGTAGGGCTCGCGACGCGACGGAAGGGCCGCGCGGCCGGTCTTCGTGTCGATCCGTGGCATCGTCGGTCCCTCCGTACGGCATCGGTACGGCATGAGCCGTCTGGACGCCTTGAACTCTTGGGACGCAGATTACCGCGGAAACAGGCACTTGAGAAACGATGGGAAACCGTCTGAGACGCCCAGAATGCTTTCACACGGCAGGGGTCACAGGTTCAAGCCCTGTACCGCCCACCACTTTCAAGCACTTAGCTGCGCCCCGCTCTGCCGTACGGCATCGGTACGGCAGGATAGGGCCTCGAGGTACTCCACCGGGTACCCGGGCCTGCGGTGTAGCCAGAGCGTCGCGCGGGGGCCGAAACGAACGAGGCCCGGACGTGCCGGGCCTCGGGAATCGTCCAACGCGCTGGACGATTCAGCGTCGACGGCTGATGCGCTTCCACATCCGCCTGAACGCCGCGCCTGCCGCCTTCCGCTGCAGCCACCGCTCGGCGCCCCAGTCCTCGTCCGGGAGCTCGAGCCGAGCGATGCACTGCCCGTCCGTCGTGCGCACCACAATCGCGCGCACGCCGTACTCGGCGCCGGCCGGCGTGAACCGACGCGACAAGCCCACGGACGGCGCGAGCGGCTCGGTCGGGTGCCTGTCGACCAGGATGCCCGCGGCGAGCAGCGCCTCGAGCGGCGCCCGGAACGCGAGCGCGTCAAGGTCGCAGTTGGAACGGAACAGCCGGTCGCGGCGCGCGGACACGTCCATGCCATACCGCGCGCGCAGTGCCGCCGCGACGGCGGGGTACTCGGTCACGAGGCCGATCGGGTCGCTCATGCGGCCTCCGGCGCGATCAGCGAGGCGACGCCGGCGACGTCCTCCGACGGTTCCTCCATGAGCGCAGCGATGTGCACGAGCGCGTCGCCGTGATGATCGGCGTCCGGCGAGATCGCATCGATTGTCGTGAGCAGCAGGGCGCGCGCTGTCCTCAGGCGGCGGCGCACGTCCTGAAGCTGCGCGGCAAGTGCCGCGGGGTCGAGTGAGGCAGAATGCCGGGTAGCCATCGTTCATCTCCTTGGGATGGATGCTGGTCAGGCGTCCGGCCGTGTCCAAAGCACGGCCGGGCGCCGCTTCACTTCGGGCGCCGGGGCGCCTTCAGCACACGGTGCTTCACCAGCAGGTCGTCCACGGCTTCTCGGAGCAGCGCCGCCTTCGGTATCCGCGTCTTCTCCGAGAGCTCCGCGAGCAGCGCGGCTTTCTCAGGCTCGAGGTAGATCGGCTGGGCGTGGAGCTTCCGGGGAGCCATGGCGGGCCTGTGCGGTGAATACTGTCAAATATTCACACTCGGGGCCGCGGCCGTCAATGCCTGGCTCGGCGAGGGTTCGGCCCCACGCGCGCGGGGCTGCTACGAGACAGACTCTGCCGATACCTGGTCTGTCGTCGCGGTCGCCCGCGGGTCATGAAGCCATCGCCGCCACCATGTCGGTGGCACGAATGCGGCGACCAGGGTGCCGACGATCTCGTGCTCGTCGGCGAGCTCGCCGCGCCAGGGTGGATTCGTGGTCTCGATCCACCGGTACCGCGAACGGGGGTCAGGGCGCCCCAGTATCTTGGCCGTGTACGCGACACCCCGGATCGGCTGTTCGGTCCGGATGAGAACGACGTCGCCGGGCTTGGGCTTGAGCTGGTCGGTGAACTACAGGCGAGAGCCGGCGGGCAGCGCCGGCGCCAGACAGTTTCCCGTGGCCGCGAGGCACCGAGCGCCTACCAGCAGCTCGAGCGCGTGGTACTGACGGATCCACAGGAGCCTCATGCCTTCGGCCCCAGCTCGGCACACCGGCCCGAGAGGATCGCGCCGACCGCAAGATAGTTCGCGACCGAAGCGATTGTCAGGACCGCCGACGCAGAACCCACTACTCCGGCGACCGCCGCGGCCGCGCCCGCTGTGAAGTAGATCGCCGCGACGCTCGCGACGACCTTCAAGACCTTCGACATGACGACCTCACTTGTCCAGATTCCGCATAAGGATCCCCGCCGGCCCCTTCAGCGCATCCGCGGGTCGGTGATCTGGCGCACGAGCTCGCGATTGTTCCGCTGCATCAGCAGCTGCACCTGTTCGAAGGAGAGGCCGAGGCCGCTGATCGTCTGGTTGATCGTGACGGAGCGACCGCCCAGCTGGTGGTTCGGGACGATGCCTCCCGACTGACGCGGCACGAACAGCTCCGGGCCGCGCTCGCCGACGATGTAGCCCCGGCCGCCCATCACGGGGCCGCCCTCGGCGCGAAATCCGCCGAAGAACGAGAGCGCGCTCGATACGATGCCCCTGACACCGCCCGCGCCGCCAAAGGACTCGAAGATCTTGGCCGCCGCCGCCTGCGCGACCATCTGGCGCAGCGCGTCGGTGAACGAGGACAGCATTCCGCGCACACCGCCCTTGAACGGGTCGAACAGGAACTGCGCGAATGCGTCCTGCATGTTGCGCGCGGCCTGGTCGGCGTAGACGCTCATGCCGTCGGTGGCCTCGCGCGCGGCCTGCCGCCAGGCCTGCATCGTCTCGCGCACCTTCTCCTGCTGCGCGTCGCCGCGGTCGTTGAAGTCCTCGAGCACCTGGTCCAGCGCCTCGCGCGTGCCGGCG